CTGCAATAGTACCTGTAAATAGGTCTGTTTGAACTTTCTGTCCCTATGGAATACTACGGAAGACACACAATTAGTCAATGCATCCCATATTGCACTACACATCATGGAGTGTCCTGTCTCAGAGTTAATGGGGTCAGTCCCTTGATACCATCTATTCTTCCAAATTTCGTTATTTGGTGGGTGATGAACTATCATTGCTGAGGTAGAAACGTCTTCTCGTCCACTTGTGTTCACCCATCTAGCTCCAATTATCCTATAATCAGTAAGTAAGTCAGGTGTTGGTTGGCTCATATCCATGATTGGCTCAAAATAACCGTATTCAATGGGTACATCTTTACCATATATGTCTGCAAGGCGTTGATTACAGGTGTGAATAGGCACTAAAGTACGAGCTTTACGCAAGAACATGTCATCTATGGTGATTGGGTAGTGCTGATGGAACTGTACTTTGGCAATTTCACCTTTCTTTGTACCTTCTAGAGATAGATATGCTTTACGTTCGTTGTTGATGTGCTCATCGTTAACCCCTCTACGTGCGTATGCGTTAAAGAATAAAGGAATAATACCGTACTCAAAGTTTCTTTCTTTCCATTGGTTGATACACATCTTGAATTCTGCCTCGAATACTGATCCACCTTTATCCATCTCACCACCTGTTCCCCAGGCAATGAACTGCTGCTGCATGGTCATCTTCCCTGTTTCAGGATTGTACTTAAATAAAGCAGGACGTCCTTCACGCATCATCTCACCAAAGATATCGAATAGACCAATCTCATCGATAAATACCGCAGAAGGTGAACCCCCGTTGATGGCATCTACCTGTGGACTATCTACCTGGAAGCGTGATGCACCCCCATCGTCTCGTCCTTTCTTATCACCCTTCTTATCGAATGACATTACTTGATCGGTCCAGTTCTTTACATCCTGTGCTAGGTAGTCAGGAATCTTTGTGTATGTCCACTTAACTTTATCTCGGAAGATCTCCACTCCTTTATCTTTGGAGTGAGTAACGAATTTAATAAAGTATGATTTGTTTAGGTTGACACGTTTCATTCCTGCAAGACACATGGTTGTGGTAAATCCAATCTGACGGGCTTTACCAATCATCATGGAGTATCCACAGTCGAATAGGAATAGAAGAACTCGCTGTGCGTCCCATGCTTGGTAGCGTAGCATACCATTCTCAGCTTTATCCTCTTTAATCCATCCGTATTTGTTACAGAAGTAAAGTGTATTATCGTTACACTTTTGGATTTCGGTAGCTAAGAAATTGTATTGATCTTCTTCGTTGTCGAGATCGGTAATAACCGTATCATCTTCTAGCCATATTCTGGCTTGTTCGCAATATAGGTCAAAGGGTTTGTACCTTAACTTGTTCTGCCATCCTGAGTTTATACTGTCTACCCAATCGACAAATTCTTTTGGGTATTCAAACTCTTTATGTGATGGTTTCCACTCTGTTGTGAGTATTCTCCTTTGAACTACATCGTCTTTTAATTGACGCATAGTAGTCTATTTTTTTTTCGGCATTTCTTTTTTGCCTTTCTTAATCTTCTGTCCTAATGCATAAGCTTTCTTAAGCAAGATAGGATTGATTTCTTTCTTCTTGTCCATTACTTTTTCTTTTTGAACTTAGACATCATCTTTTCTTTGAACTCTGCTCTCTTTGATTCACCTTTCTCGTGCTTCATTTTAGCTTTAGGAGATTTGTATGACTCCTCACCCATAGATCCTTCGTATTCCATTAGGGCTTTCTTAATTGCTTTACCTTTCATTAGTCGCAGTATTTTTTATCTTTAGTATTCTTGTACATCAACTTAAACTTAGGTTGACAAGCACATGCCATATCTTGTGCCAATGTAGGTGTAGCTACAGGTCTCCCTTCTACACGACCTTTGTCGGTATAGCTTCCACTTTTCTTGGGATCTGATGCGTAATATTTATCTGTCTTCATGATTAATGTTTTCCCAAAGGTATAAATTATTTCTGTTAAGTTATTTTGCATAAGATAAATAGTCATTAAAAGCACATTATAATATGTATTTGCCCTTTATATGACCACTTATGCATAGTATAATATCCTAAATCACATTATATTGTGTATTGCAATATGCAATATGTCACAGTAATTTAAAAAATTGTGACAAGAATGTCCAGTTTTTTGTCACAAAAACATGACAAATTTGTGACGGAAATGTCGCAAGTATCTACTAAATATGCGACACACCTATATACTAAAAGTACCACAGGTGCTATTGATTAGAATGATTATTTAGCGAAGGGGGGTGCGTTACTTAGTTACTTACTTGGTTACTTACTTGGTTACTTCTTGGTCACAAAAAAAGGAGGACCGCTTTCAACTGGAACCTCCTTTTCGTTCATTACAAAAACAATTTGGTATTACAAATATAGTAATTAAATTGGGAACTTGATACTATCTATTGATTTTAATATAAGATCTCTTCCATTTGTAGTATCTCTACGTGTATCAATAATTAAGATTCTACTTCCTACAGGTTTCGGAGGAGCACCTCTTTCTACGTGCCACCCTTTAGATCCGTCACCGTACTCTTCTTTGTAAGTACCTGTAATCATCATATGAATTTGTCTGTGTTTCTGAGAGTATCCTGTAGATGAATGTTGCTCAATTATATCACGAGCTATGTTAGTGCATTTGTTTTCATGGATATGTCCCATTGCGAATACATCAAAATCTTCAGCCATTTCAAGTGCTCTAGTCAAATTGATTTCGCCACGTGTAACAATTCCACCGCCCCCAGAACCATGGAAATATTTTACTTTTGTTACGTGGAAAAAGTTAGTTCTAACTTCCTGACGTACAATAAGCCATCCACCATATCCACCTGTCTGAACATTTGTTCCATTCTTGTAGTTAAGCAAGTCAACGAATCTCTGTAGGACATCAGTCTCCTGGCGTTTGATCACAGAAGTCTCGTGGTTACCATAGCCTATCACGGTAATTAAGTGTGCGTATGGTGAAAAGAAATCTACCGCAGTCTCCACAATAGAGTCTAGGTATTTAATGTTGTTGTGTTCAGGACGGATATCAGACTTAGTACCCCTTGGGTCCCATTTTCCTTGCATGAGGCAAAATGTGTCTCCGTTGAACATCATCGGTATTGAGTGTTTAAGGCAATAGTTCAAGTCTTTTTTTAGCAAGTCCCAATCACATTTAGGATTATCCCAGTGGATATCTGAGAACATTCCAATCTTAACCTTAGATCCCGTAATTTTTAATTCGTGGATGTTTTTTGTATGCTTAATTAATTCCATAAGTTAGTCGTTTGATTCATATTCTTCTTCAAGATCACCATTGCGCTTCGGCATGCGATCATATTCTTTCGAGCAATAAAATATTTTTTTGATTGTGCCCTTGTAAAAGTAGATGGGATTAACCATGTAGGTTCTTCTGTTTTTCTCTTTGGTAAATCTAATCACATCATGCTCACATAACTCGGCAATACTCTTCATGACATATCTCATGTTCATGTCAGTCAGTTGCTGAATATCTCTAAGGCTATAATTTTTGATTGTATTTCCGTAGTTCATCTGTCTAGTAAAAAACCTCAGCATCTTATTAGCCGCAGGCTTCAGTTCGTCCATCACTTCTAAAGACTCCGTAAAAGTAATCATATACCTCATACGCTTTCTTTTGAGTAGGTTACTAATTACATCATCAACCTCAGCAGTGTAGCTGTCAGCCAATGGAATCAACTCACCGTGAAAATCCTTGTAGTATAAATCAAGGTCCTTCATCTTATGTGAGATTACCCTATCCGCCTCTAGCAAGATAAGGTCAAACACAATGTCGCTCATTTCTTTTTGTTATTAATTATTTCATCTACATTAATCTTAACCTTCTTCAAGTGAGAGATGCTCTCTTTATGTCTACTATGCTCGTAGAAGATTAATCCATTCAATGCCCTGCTAAACTCAGTAATGCTCATGTTACCTTTCAGCTTGTTACAATCTCCACAGCAAGGAACCTTATTGTCATTACTCAACTTACCCCCTCTGCTCTTTGGGTATAAGTGATCCACAGTCCTGCTATAGTTATCCAAGGTAGTCTTGCAATAAGCACATACACTTAGATCTATTCCATTTTTACTTATCATCCTACAAATATAATAATATTTACACAACTACTACAAAAAGTGTTACCACTACTCTGGCACAACTTGTATACACTTTTTACACCCTTAACTATCTGTACTACAAACACTTAAGAAAAAATCCCTTATATTGTTTATCTCTAAAGATCTCTTAATCGAAAAACATGACACCTGGAGATAACATAATTTGATGATACTTCATCTGATTATTTGTCATAAGGATATGATCAATAAACATCAATGATATCCCTCTCGTGTATAACATCAATGATTCTGTACTTGTATCTACCCTATCAATAGTACTACTATCCCTCCCCCTTTTTATACAGGATATTCCCCACCTCAACTTAAGTACCCCCTAGTTCCCAAAAAAGTATCTGTATTTTTCAGGGACTTATACGCCCTAACCTATCCCCTCCCCGTTTCAAAAGGAAAACCAACATTCGCAAACGTCAATTCGTACCATAGTTAACTATCTTTATTTCAGTTAGTTAGCTTCGTTCACTTCGTCCAATCGTTCACGTAGTATATCGTAACATATTGGTATTCAATACATTTATTCGCAATTTGTAGTC